AAATAAATAAGGCACATAAGAAGTGGCTCAAAGATAACCCTGATGCGTGGCGAAACGTAGGTTGGTGGAGCATCTGATAGGCTCTTGCCTATGAAAATTGATTGGGGCACACAAACAGCATCGTGGTCATTTGGTATCTATCTACATGACTGGAACTATCCACTAAAGGGGCACCAGTGGGAATTAGGTCTGTATTTATTCAAGTGGTATATCGGAATAGAGTTCTTTGATGATAGTTCATCTAAGTAAAGAAGAAGTGCGCCTGTGCGCAGATATGGCCCTCAATCGCTGGATGATGAAGTGGGGCTCAACTGACAGGCCAAACTATGCAGGTGAGAACAAGGCCAAGTTAGAACCAGAGATTTCTGCCAATGTCCGTGCCATCGTTGCTGAATACGCTGTGGCGAAGCACTATAAGTTGCCACACGTTGTTCCCTTCTATCCCAACAATGAGCACTATTTCAGAAAAGAAATACCCGATGTTCTAAATAACATTGAAGTAAGAACTATTCGTACTAGGGACGCTATTCCTGTATGGGCAAAAGATAAACGCCCTGGTCTTATTATCGTGGGCACTTTTGTTACTGATAGGGATTACTATTCAGAGGTAGATGTCTTTGGCTGGATTAAGTCTGAAGATTGTTACAAGGATGAGTATTACTACGCCCCAGAAGATTCTTGGCGCATTCCTAAAGAGGCTTTTAGTTCAGACCCACTCTGACATATCTTCATCGCCCTGCTTGCGCTCATGGGTGCGAATAGCGTGGCAGTTAGAGCAGACTAGTTCGCAGTTATCTACCTCTTGTTGAAGACGCTCTACTGAAACGCAGGAGCGGGACAAATCTGCAATGGATGCGTTCTTTTCAAAGATGTGGTCAAAGTGCATCACGTAGTAGGGGAAGAACTTGCCACAGTCCATACAAGGACTTGATTCTTTTATCGCTATGAGGAAATCTCTATTGCGCTTTCTAATGCGCCGATTTGAGATGATAGTCCTTGCCTTATAGGTCTCCATATTGTCTGCGTAGTGCTTTTTGGAGTATTCCTTCATATAGGCTTTTCGGGTAGAATCATCCTTAAAAGGCATAGGAGGAAGACTACAACATGGACGATAAATACAAGCACAAGTATGAGCAGTTTAAGAAATACCAAGAAAAGAAAAAGAAGCATTTAGAGGGCCCAGTTCCTTATGCCCCATATCCACGGGAGTGGGATGAAGTACCGCCACACTACAAAGAAAATGAGTGGCAAAGAATGCCTAAGAAGTATTCTAAAGAAGATAAGCCAAAACGTTATCAATGGACCCCACAAGACCAGGCTTTGGAAGATATACTCTGGGCGTCGTGAAATGTGTAAAGTGCAAACATGAGATGGATTACGGCATCTGCGTAGAAGATGACTGTGACTGCGTCTGCTCTGAAAGGGAATACAGGTGAGCCGTAAGAACGAGAAGGTCACTGGCACCAAGGTTTATGGCCCATACAAGGGCTCTAAGCAAAACGGTGGAAGAAAGACTGTCGTTGTTTATAACTCTAAGTCAGGCAAGATGGGCTCTAAGAATGCAGCCCGTCACAAGAAAGAAAAAGAATTAGGGCGCAAACTCTCTAAAGACGAACACGTAGACCATAAAGACAACAACAAAAACAACGAGGGCTCTTCAAACCTTCAAGTGATGAAGGCATCAAAGAATATTGGCAAAGGTAATCAACACAGAAAGAAGAAACGCTAATGGCAGAAAACGGCACAGCAGCCCGCATTATCGAAGTCGCTAAGGGCGAAATCGGCACGATTGAAGGGCCGAAAGATAATGAGACTAAATACGGAAAATTTACTAAGGCTGATTTCCTACCCTGGTGCGGTTCATTCGTCATGTGGTGCGCAAACCAAGCAGGAGTTAAAGTTCCAAACACTGTTTCAACAGTTGCAGGAGCAGCAGCATTTAAGAAGATGGGTACATGGTTTGATGCAGACTGCGGTCAGAGTCCTCAGCCTGGAGATATCTTGTATTTTGATTTCCCAGGAGATGGTGTTGACCGAATTAGCCACGTTGGTATTTGCTCTGCAATCCTAGGTGATGGCGTTGTAGAAGCCATCGAAGGCAATACTTCTGGCAAGAAAAAAGGCGACCAGAGAAATGGTGGCGAAGTTTGCTTGCAGACTCGTGCTTACAAGCAGAACAAGAAGAAAGTGCTGGTCAGCATCGTTGGATGGGGACGTCCAAACTACAAAGGCAACGAGGTACAGGCAGAAGTGCCTGTAGAGGCTCCTCCAGCCTTTCCAGGACAGATTAAGCCTGGTGCTAAGGGTGAAGGCGTAAAACTCGTACAAAAGGCTTTAGGGCTACTTGCAGATGGCGATTACGGCCCTGCTACAAAGAAGGCAGTCATTGCTTTCCAAGATAATCACGATATTGTTGACTCAAATGGCATTATTGGCCCTAAAACTTGGGCAGAACTGGTCAAACTACTCTAAATCGGACACTTTTCATTAGGCCCTCCAAGGAGAACCGTTTGGTATCCTAGGGGGGCCTAGTTCTTTGGAGAGTCCATGACAACAATTATTGGAGTCCAGTACACAGATAAAGCAGTTATTGTTGCTGACAGTCGTGTTACTGATGATGGTGGTCGTATCTATTCACATCCGAAAATGCAAAAAATTACGGAACGTAATGGATACATCATCGCTGGTGCAGGAGAAGTAGCACCATGCGATATTGCAAACCATCTATGGATTCCGCCAAAACCAACATCTAAAGATAAAGAAGACCTTTACCATTTCATGATTACTAAAGTGATGCCTAGTCTTCGTAAATGCCTAATCGATAACGGCTATAACTTTGAAGAGCCTCATGACAGGTCTAAAGACGGTTTGAGATTTCAGTTACTTCTTGCTGTAGGTGGAGAAATTTTCGATATCTCCGATGACTTATCTGTGTGTATGGATGAAAGCGGCTTATATGGAGTTGGAAGCGGTTCTTCCTATGCTTTGGGCGCTCTTGCTGTCGGTGCCAAGCCACTTAAGGCTATGGAGGCAGCGGCAAAACTCTCGGCGTTCACTGCACCACCATTTCAAGTCTTAGAGCAACAGAAATAATCTGATAGGCTCATCTGTATGAGTAAAACAGCAGATAAGCGTTTACAAAGAAGAATTGAACATGCCGAATATCTTTGGGAGCAGGCGCAATTAAAAGCCGCAACCATTCAATCGGCTCTTGATTATGCTGTTGACCAGTTCAATCAGCACAGGCATGAACTTCCTGAAGACATCGCCAATCAAACCAAAGAGATGATTGAAACACGTCAAAATGAGATAAAAGAATTTTTAATGAAAGAAAAAGACCTTTATTTGCAAAGGATGGGAGCCGTACCTAGTGTTAAACTATCCTGAGTTTACGCTAAACGGATATTAAACACTGGCACAAGACCGCAAAGGATAGAAATGATAAAAAATACAATGAAGGCATTTTGGAATATCTTGATGCGCATTGTTGCTGCGTTTACCGCTAGCGCTCTTGCCGTTATTGGTGCTGGAGCAATTGCAGGTATCTCTACAGTAAAAGCGATGATGGTTGCAGGTATTACCGCTGTAGCAGCAGTCGTTGAGAAGTTGGCTCGTGGCTTTATGAACGATGGAAAACTCGACCTTGACGAAATCAACGCAGCATTTGCAGCAATTGATACTCGTGCCAAGACTGCAGCAGACCTACAGGTTGAAGCACGTCAGGCTGGTCAAGACATCGTAGTTTCTTCAACTGGCGCTATCACTGCTGCAACAGCAGCGGGCGTAGTTGCTACAACTGCAAAAGAAGATGACCCTAACTACAACTAACGATTGTCGGTAGAGTAAAAACCTTTTCCTTTAAAGGAAACACCGACGGGTGAATAAACACGAGCAAGAGCGTATCCGCAACTGTCGCAGTGATATATCGGTTCTGCTTCAGCCATGGTGCGCTCTTTCTCATAATCTTTGTCGCACTGAAAACATGCATACTGATACTTAGCCACAAGGAAACTCTACACTATGACTGTGAACGGCAACCTATCTCAACAGCAGATTGGTAAAGCCCCTGCTATGACTAAGGTTGGTGCCATGCCAATACAGCCTAAGTTTGATGGGCCTGCTCCGATAAAAGAAGCGTCTCAACGTGGAGTCATGCAACCAAACGTAAACAGATTAATTCCTAAACCAGGATTTTTTTAATGGTTACAACGGAAGCAGCAAGACCAATAGTAGTAGCAGACCGCTGTGACCGTTGTGGCGCTCAAGCAAAAGTAAGAGCGACATTGGCTAATGGAGAACTGTATTTCTGCGGTCATCACGCAAGAGCAACAGGTAACAAACTAGTTTTACAGTCAATAAATGTGTATGACCCAGAAGGAGTGTTTAACTATGGCAGACAAGGATAGTTACGTCACGGGTCAAGGAATGTTTGGCGGTGCTAAAGGTTCCTATGGTCGTTATTCCGTAAGCGGTAACGTTTCTAGTCTATCTCCTGCTCAATTCAACACAATGTCAGACATTGAAGAACAACAACGGCGCCGTTACAAAAGAAAACACGAACCTAACTTTTCTGGGGCTGGGTTTTGGTTCTGGAATTACCCTTATATGGTTGGAACAATTGGTTCTGGCTCTATGCTTCCAGTGAGAGATAATGACGTTGCTCAACAAGAAGGAAATGACAGAACAGGTGAAACCGCCAGTGTAGATAGCGGTCTTGGTCAAGGAGGAACTGCTTCTAGCGCCGCAGGTGCAGCAGGAGGTTCTCCAGCGTAATGGACAGCGTTTTTGGTTCTCCTAAATTAAATAGAAAAATTCTTAATGTAAATAGTAGAACTGGAATTAAACAAAGTTTTAGTTACAATTCAAATTTAGGTTACAAATCTGATGCAACACCTAGCATTGTTACTTGGCAAACACGTGGTAAAGGTGTGCAAGGAGAAACAATTAACTCAACAAATAACGCAGCACGTTTAATAATAAATAGAAACTGGAAACCGCTACAATC